TACTGGCCGGGCTCGGCGGCGCCGGTGTCACGCGGAATGCGCATGTACTCGTCGGCCCACTCATCGACCCAGACGTCAGGGTCCGGATGCAGCCCACGAAAATACGCCTCCCGATACACCTCTGCACCGTTAGGGATTTCCGTGGGCATGGGATTAACTCGTGGTCAGGGCGTGTTCAAGATCCGCCGAGGACAAGCGCTCTGCATCCTCAAGCGAGCGACGGATAGCGGCCGTCAGGTGCTTTTCGATTTGCCAAGGATCGGACATGACAGCGAGCTCCGGCGCGAGTTGTGGTGGCATGCCCAGTAACTGGTCACGCAACAGGCGACCCGCGTTGAACGCACCCGTTTCCACCGCGACGCGTTCGACCAGGGTGCCCTGCTGTTTGTGAAAGTTGGCTTGCTCTTGCAGCGCCAGGTAGTGCTCCCGCAGAGCGCGAGATTTCTGAAAGTCCACCGCCTGCCCGGCTTGCGGCACCGCAGGTTCTTCGGCGGCAGTTTGAGCTTCCCGCTGAAGGCGAAGCCGGTCATGTCGCTCGGCGACGGCCGCTTTGCTTGGATCGGCAGACTCAGCCAACAACGCTTCAGTGGCTTCGAGGTCAATCTTGCCATCGTCAGTCAGCACCAACCGATCCTGATTAGCCAACTTGGAAACGTAGGATTTGGCCCAGCCACGCCGTGCGGCAAACTCCGTTTTGCTGATTACAGTCATGAAGGAATGTCCTGTTCACCTAATGAATACGGGGAGTTCACCTGTTCACCCCAGTTCACTAAGCTGGTGAACTGTCCGCTAACACTTTCCCGCGGGTTTGCGACCCCGTACCCCTCGAATAACCCCAGGGTCCCCGGCGATTTTCGGACGCCCGGACGGGAAACATTACCCCTGTTCACCCCCTGCAGGCGGCACTTCGCAAACGCCAAGCCGCTTCGCAGCCCAGCGCTCGTACAAGCCGATGGCGACATCCGCGCCGGCCATCGCAGTCAGGCAACCCAAACTGCCCGCCGCCCAGATCGACATGCCAGCAGCGATCATCAGCATCATCGCCGACACCCCGCAGGCAATACAGGCACCGGACCGCAGCGCCAGGCGTCGCAACAACACCCATCCCCGTGCCCCATCCTTGTCGGCCCGCCACATCTCGCCTGATACGCCGCCGACCAAGGCCAGGACGATCACTAACCAGATTGGCATCTCTGCCAGCGCTTGCTGCTCGTTCGTCATCGCCCTACTCCATAAACGCAAAAACCCGGCGCAATGGCCGGGTTTGGTGTGTGGTGCCTGCCGCTCTCTGCGGTCGCACCTATCGAAGATGGGTACTTTTTACAGGTGGATTCCGGTGGCAGCAACCCCACTTTAATGCCACCCGGTGAATAAGTGGGTAACGCAGGGTGAACGTCTAGCGAATGTCGGCGAATACAACACATCGGCTATCGCTTTTATTGTCCCGTCCTACCTGTCCCACTATTCAAAGTCGAAGTAGGACAGCTACAGCCCCCTAAATTCGGGGCCCTGCCCTACTGTCCTACCTTATTTAACTTTTCCTTGTGTATAGAAAGAAAGCTAAAAGCACGCGTGCGCGTCATGGACGCGACTACATGCCCGCTACGCTTACACGTGCATGTGGTGGGAGAAGGTCGGACAGTAGGACAGACCAGCAACGACCGGGCCTGCGCTTGTCCTACTGCGCGAAGCGGCAGTCGGACAAGGCTGGACAGTAGGACAAAGACGGACGGAGTGACGCCAGGAGTCATGCAGCCCTCTCCAGCAGCAGGCTATAGATGTGCAGGTGCGCTTCATGCAGACGCTGGTAGTAGGTGTCGCGCCCACAACCGCAATGGGCGTACCGCAGGCGCATGTCGGTGTCATGGTTGCAGTAGTGCTCACGCACGACAGTCACCAGTTCAGCATCAAGGTGCTTGGTAACGATCAACTCGATATCCAGCGAGCCTTCCAACGGCGCCCGAAATGCTCGCCGCCCGCGAATTAACTGGCCGTTGCTCTCCATCATCATGGCGACCATGTTCCCACCGGCGAGTCCGCCCTTGGTAAAGTCGCTGTGCAACTCTTCAGCCCACATGCGCAGCCGCGCATCGATCTCTTTAATCATCGAAGCACGGCTCCTCAAACTTTTCCTGTACCAGCGCCGATGCCCTGCCCCACCCATCGGGCTTCTTATACGCCCAAGGCCGTACGCCGCTCTTGGGCAGTGCTGGTTGCCGGACCTTACGCCACCCCAGCCGGTGCATGATTGCTCCGACTCGCATTTGCTCAGGCTTGCCCCAATGGCCAAAGTCCAACTTCAGCGCACCGGAGAGTATTTCGCTGCCAGTGGCGGTCTCGCCGATCTGAGACTCTTCCAGCCAGGAAAGGATTGGACCTTCCCACTCATCGACTACAAATCGCTCCTCTTGAGCCTGGGCAAACAGCGGCGCCTCTTCCCGGATGACCCACCAGATATCACCAGCCTCATAGCAAAACATCGCTTCAGCCCAGAGCTGGTCGCGGACTTCTCGAAGTTGCTCCAGGTCCACCTTGGTACACGCCACCGGCCAATAGCGACGGTTGCCCGTGGCATCCTTGAGATACTCGTCCTGGTTCGTGGTACCGGCGAACACACACTGGCGTGGCACGTCCATAGATCTGCGGCCGTAGCTTTCGCGGTAGGTGTCGGTGGAGGCCGAGAAAAACTGCTTGGCCTTGGTCGACTCGGCCTTGTTGAAGCTGTCCAGCTCCCCCAACTCAATGATCCATTTGCCGCGAATGGCCTGAAATGCCTCCTTGTCACCGAGGGTGAAAGGAGTATCCATAAACCATTCGCCACCGAGAATACCCAGCGCTGTGGATTTACCGGCGCCTTGCGCGCCTTCAAGGATCATCACCGAGTCCGCCTTGCAGCCCGGTGACATCACTCGCCCTACCGCCGATACCATCCAGCGTTTACCGACCTTGCGGCTGTAGTCAGTTAGCTCTACACCCAATATGTCGGTCAACCAGGTATCGAGGCGCGGCACTCGGTCCCATTCCAGCCCCTCCAAGTACTTACATACCGGATGAAAGGAATTGTCGTGAGCTACGACGCTAACAGCTTCGATCACATGAGAGGTTTTAACTCGCAGGTTGTACTGCTGCGCAAGCCACTTCATCACCCGCATATCATCAATGTCAGCCCACTCGCCCAAGGTACCGCCGTATGGGGGAACGCGTAGCTTGACGATCTTGGAACTGAAGGAGCTGAAGCCAATCACACCAGCCCAACGCTCGTCGTTGCCCAGAATCAGCTCAACGTTCTGCATGTGTGCGATCAAACTACCGTTTTCGGTGCGGGCGAACATATCCTTCCAGCCGCCAGCTGCTGGAGGTTTGACCACGGCCAGCACTTGGCGCCGGACAGCATCCAACCCTTCGGCGCAATGCAGGTCGTTGAAGTCAGTCCATTTGTCCTCTCGCTCGACAGTGAAAACGGGCGCAACTACTTGACCGCCGACCACCGTAGCCGCGTTGGTGGCCTTCTCTTCACCTGGGTTCCAGGCGTCACCATTCGGGCGCTTGGTCATCCAGTCATCATCCCGACAGATGATGATGGGGCGCCCAGGGAACTCATCACGCATAGCCTTAGAAACAGCCATTAGGTTGCCGGCATCGAAAGCCACAGCGACCGCCATGGACGTCGCCATGTGCAGGCTAGCGCCGGTGGCGTAGCCCTCACACACCAGCACTGGCTCTCCGGGTTCCGGGTGTCCACCGATCAGGTGGAAGGCGCCTTCCTTCGACATACCGTAGGGCCAGTAGGACTTGTCCCGACCAGTATCCTGTTGCCTCTCTGGGAAGATCACCTGCAGGCCGACAATCTGTCGGCGAGCATTCACCATAGGCACCAAAACCGCGCCGGAGTGAGGCGCATAGCGAACACCAAAACCGACGATCTGCTTTCGATCCAGGTAAGCACTACGCCCCTTATCGGGCATACGATTGAACATACCTTCTGCGCGTTTGGCCGCGCGACGAGATGCATTGGCAGCGACTTCAGCAGCTCGGCGTTTGGCTTCTTCCTGTCGAGCGCGCATGACCTCACGCTCTTCAGGCGACATCCGACCAGCCTTGACCTTGATCTTTTGTGTCTCCCCCGAACGCCAGTCACCGAAGCTGCCAAAGATCAGCGTTTCATTCTTCTCAGTGCGATGCTCATGGACGACGTACCAACCGTTTTTTTCCTTGCCCTTGTCCTGAGCCGTCTTGCACCGAGTCAGCTTGCCGAAAATCAGCGGCTGCTCAGGCTCAAGGCCGTAGTCTGCGAATTGACTCAATACCTCATCGAGCATGACGGGCCTCCCGTGCTTCAGTGACGGACTGACAACTCAAGCATTGGGTGCAGCCCTGTTGAGCCACTCGACGCTTTTCTGGGATAGGCTCTTCACAGTCCTCGCAGAATAGAAACGAATGCGCCGCCAATGCAGGCTTGGCGGCGTTCCGTGCAGCTAGCGCCTGATCAAGCCGCTCCTGCACCAGGTCATTAGCAAAGTCCGCGATGTCAGCCATGGTCTGCACCCCGCGTTGTCTGGTTGACGTACGTGGCGCGGTTGAACATCCCCAGAAGCCCTTGAATGCCACGAAACACCTGCAGGCGAATCTCAGCCAGTTCGCGATCTGTCACCACACCGTCACCAATGCTCTTGGCCCAGGTATCGGCCAGATCGGCCACTTGCCGGAAGTACTCAGCGATACCGGTGGTCAAGGTTTCTGGCATGTCGTTGGTATAGGCCTCGGCCAGCTCCTGCCAGGTCGTATCGCCGACCAGCGCATGCACCGCATCAAGAATGCGGCGATCCTTGGTCAGTTCGAGGATTTCGCCAAACTCTTGAATGTTCACAGAGTGACTGGGGTGCGTAGGCGAGAGCTTGTGCTGCAGCGTGGTGGGATTGCGGCCGGTGGTGGCGGCGATTGCAGCGGCACCACCAGGGTAGTCACGTGCGGCGTGATACAGCGCCAAATCGAGAGGCAGGACTTCCCGCTTTGCTCGATCAACGCAATTTAGAGCGATTCGGCTCATGGCATTAATCCTTATAAGTTGCCAGTGCCGCGCGGCGTGCAGTGGTGATACATTTGCCGCGTGGCTTGAAGAGGCCCAAACGCCGGCTAGATCTTAGGGATCGATACCGGCACCGTGCCGGGGCGAACAATCCGTTTTCACCCCTGGCGCAACAGCTGCCCAATCTGTGGTGGAAAAGGCAGCAACACCAAGGCATTCCGTGCCTTGGAAAGCGCAGCAAAGAGAGGTGGTTAGCATGTGGTGTGCCCGCCTATCTTTACTGCGACCCGACATCACTGTGGTGGTGTGTGCCGGGAGGAACTGGGCGGCCCTTGGGTCGCCTTTTTTCTAAGTGGACTTCGGCTTCTG